TACAAAGAATTTCTAATATTAAAAAATAAATAAATTATGCCAACTACTACAAGTATTACAACTACTTATGCAGGTGAATTTGCAGGACAATATATTTCTGCTGCACTTTTAAGTGGTTCAACAATTGAAAATGGAGGGATTACAGTTAAGCCTAACATTAAATTTAAAGAAGTATTAAAAACTGTATCTACTGATGATATTGTAAAAGATGCATCTTGTGATTTTGATGCTACTTCTACTTTAACACTTGACGAAAGAGTGTTACAACCTGAGTATCAGCAAGTGAACTTACAACTTTGTAAAGCAGATTTCCAAAATGATTGGGAAGCTATTTCAATGGGTTATTCTGCATTTCAAAACTTACCTTCATCTTTTAGTGATTTCTTGATTTCTCACGTTGCTGCTAAAGTAGCGCAAAGAACTGAAACCTCTATTTGGGAAGGTTCTACTGCAACAAGCGGACAATTTGATGGGTTAACTACTCTATTGGATGCAGACACTGCACACACAGGAGGAAACAAAATCGCAGGAACCACTGTTGATGCTGCAAACGTAATTGCACAACTTGGTTCTATTGTAGATGCTATCCCAACTACTATTTATGGATCTGAAGATCTTAATATATATGTATCTCAAAATATCGCTAGAGCTTATGTAAGAGCTTTAGGAGGATTTGGAACATCAGGATTAGGAGCTAATGGTACAAATGCTATGGGAACTCAATGGTGGAACAACGGAAGTTTAACTTTTGACGGAGTTAAAATCTTTGTTGCAAACGGATTAGCAGATAATACAGCAATCGCTGCTGAAAAATCTAATCTTTATTTTGGTACGGGATTATTGTCTGACCAAAACGAAGTTAAAGTAATTGATATGGCTGATATCGATGGTTCTCAAAATGTGAGAGTCGTAATGAGATTTACAGCTGGAGTACAATACGGAATCGTAAGTGAAATCGTATCTTACGGAATCTAATATAAAAATAAACTAACTAAAGAGGGTGGGTAAGCCAAATTTGTGCCTACCTGCCCTTTTTTAATACAAAAAAACTATGGCTTGTGATTTAACAAAAGGTAGAAAAGAACCATGTAAAGATGTAGTTGGAGGTTTAAAAGCAGTTTATTTCGTTGATTTTGGCGATTTAGGTACTGTAACTAAGACTGACGATGAGATTACAGATTTATCAGGAACTTTTTCTGCATACAAATATGAATTAAAAGGTGGAAGTAGCTTTGAACAGGCTATAACGTCTTCAAGAGAGAATGGAACTACATTCTTTGATCAAACATTGTCTTTATCTCTTAAGAAATTAACTAAAGAAGATAATAAAGAATTGAAACTTTTAGCTTACGGTAGACCACACGTAGCAGTAGAAGATTATAACGGAAATGTATTTTTAATGGGATTAGCACATGGTTCTGACGTAAATGGAGGAACAATTGTTACTGGAGCTGCGATGGCAGATCTCTCTGGATATACTCTTACATTAAATGCACAGGAATTAGAACCAGCTAATTTTGTTAGTGGTGCAACTGCAGCAGATCCTTTTGCAGGAATGGCTAGTGCAACTGCAACAATTATAGAGGGTACTAACTCTTAATATTTTTTCATTTGGTTTTAAAGGGGGTAGCAGAAATGTTACCCTTTTTTATTATAACAAATTCAAAGTTTTTTTATTGTATTAATATGATTGTATTACAAGAAAGTGCAAGTGTGCAAACTATTAAATTTATACCAAGACAATTTACAATAGGTAATAGTTATAATATTACAATAGTAAATGAATCTACAAACGTAGAGGTATATAACCAGGACACTACGGGCATTTCTAGTGAGCTTTATTATAATTTATATAGTGATATATTTAATTTAAAAGAAGATGTATTCTATAACATTGAAATTAAAGATGCTAAAGTTATATTTAAAGATAAAATATTTTGTACAAATCAAACAAATTTACCAGAATATTCAATAAATAATGGTGAATATGTATCTAATCAAACTGACAACGAATTTATTACGTTCTAATGGATAATAATTTACACATAGTTAATTTAGCTTCTTACAACAGGCCTAAAATCAGCGAAGATAAAAACCGTGATTGGGTAGAGTATGGAGATGATAATGACTACTATTCTTATTTAATTGAACTTTATACTAATTCTACTACTAATCATTCTATTATAAATGGTGTTAGTAATATGATTTATGGTAAAGGATTAGATGCTTTAAATAGTAGTGCAAAACCTAACGAATACGCTGCAATGCGTTCTATTGTTTCTGATAGTTGTTTAAGAAAAGTAGTACTTGATTTAAAATTATTAGGTGAAGGTTCTTTTCAAGTTTTATATAAAAAAGGAGAAGTAGTAAAAGCAGAACATTTCCCAAGACAAACATTACGAGCAGAAAAATGTAACGAAGATGGAAAAGTAGAAGCATACTACTATCATCATAATTGGGCAAAAGTAAAGCGTAGTGACAAACCTCAACGCATAGCAGCTTTTGGTTTTGGTAACGGAAACGAGCCTGAAATTAAAATGGTAAAAAAATATGTATCTGGATATGATTATTATTGTCCAGTAGATTACCAAGGTGGTTTAGCTTATGCAGAATTAGAAAGCGAAATAGCAGACTACTTAATTAACGATGTACAAAACGGTTTTAGTGGAACAAAGGTAGTTAACTTTAACAATGGTGTACCTGATAGAGAGAAGCAATTACAAATTAAAAGTGATGTAATGCACAAACTCACAGGAGCGAGAGGTGAGAAAGTGATAATTGCATTTAATAACAACGCCGAGTCTAAAACAACAGTAGATGATATTCCATTAAACGATGCACCACAACACTATGAATATTTATCTAACGAGTGTTCTGCTAAACTAATAGTTGCCCACCGGGTAACAAGTCCATTACTTTTAGGAATTAGAACTGAAAACAACGGTTTAGGCTCTAATGCAGATGAAATAAAAACTGCTGCACTTCTATTTGATAATATTACTATTAAACCTTACCAAGACTTATTAACTGATTGTATAGATGACATTTTAGCAGTTAATGGTATATCACTTAAACTTTATTTTAAAACTTTACAACCTTTAGCTTTTATTGAAACAGATAATGCTATAACAGATGAATCACGTGAAGAAGAAACAGGAGTAAAACTTTCTGAGGAGAAACCATATGTTGATGATAGAATATTTGATCTACTTAATGACTTTGGAGAAGATGAAGATTTAGAAAATTGGGTATTAGTTGATGAAAGAGAGGTTGACTACGACCAAGAAGAAGCATTAGATAAAATGATTGGATTAGCTTCAACAGGAACCGCAAGACCAAACGCAAAAAGCGAACAAGATGGAGAGGTTGATGATATGAAATTTAAAGTACGTTATCAATATGCACCATTAGAAGAAACTATCAAAAAAGGTAAGAGTGTAAGTAGAGACTTTTGTCAAAATATGATTAAAGCAAAAAAGATATATCGTAAAGAAGATATAATGCAAATGAGTAAAAAAGCAGTAAACGCAGGATGGGGAAAATCTGGAGCTGCTACTTACGATATATGGTTATATAAAGGAGGAGGAGCATGTCATCATTTTTGGATGAGAAAGACATATATGGCAAAAGATGTAAAACCAGATGCAACTAACCCAAATGCAGAAATAAGTGTAAATAAGGCAAAAAAAGAAGGTTTTAAACCCGAAACTAACGACCCTAAAGTTGCAAAGCGACCAAAAGATATGCCTAAACAAGGATTTGTAAATAGATAAAAAATGGCACAAGCATTATTTGTAACAAGAAAAGATGTAGTAAAATTTACTGCTATGAATGGAAATGTTGACACGGACAAATTTATTCAATATGTAAAAATTGCACAAGATATACATATCCAAAACTATATTGGAACCGACCTTTATAACAAGATTCAATCTGATATTTTAGCATCTAGTTTAACAGGTGATTATTTAAGTTTAGTAAATGATCATATAAAGCCAATGTTAATTCATTGGTCTATGGTCGAATATTTACCTTTTGCAGCTTATACTGTTGCAAATAAAGGTGTATTTAAACACAATTCTGAAAATGCTGAAAACGTATCAAAAGAAGAAGTTGATTTTTTAATAGAAAAAGAAAGAAATACAGCACAATATTATACAGATAGATTTGTTGATTATATGAGTTTTAATGCTAGTTCTAAATTTCCTGAATACTATTCAAATAATAATGATGATGTATATCCTGATAAAGATACTAGTTTTGAAGGATGGGTGTTATGAAATACAAACCAAAACAAGAAAACGTAAATAAGTTAAAGCAATATTTTACTTATATAACAAAAACTAAAAAAAGTAATTGTATTAAATATGGCAAATAGCATAAATTGGGGGAAGATATATTGTTCTACGTGGTTTGGAGATACATCAGAAACTACCGATGCAATACCTTTATATTCAGCACCAACTTGTTGGGCAGGAGTTTTATTATTATCTGCCGATGACACAAATATTTTTGCTGATACAACACTTTATACTGCAGATGCAACACAAGAATAAAAAAACAAAAAATGGCTAAACAAACAATCAATATAGGAACTGCACCCAACGATGGTACAGGAGACCCTTTAAGAACCGCTTTTGATAAAGTAAATGATAACTTTACAGAACTGTATTCAGACGATGCAGGAGATGTTAATTCAATTATAGAAGGTGCAGGTATTTCAGTAGACCAATCAACAGGAGATGTAACGATAAGTGTTGCTGATAGTGGTATTAACCTAATAAAACTTCAATCAGTAAACACTCCGCTAAATGATATGGTATTAACATATGATTCAGCAACTGGTGGTTTTGAGTGGAGATATGACTATGTGCAAAGTCCTGATAATACTACTATTGATTTAGATACTTTTGGTAATTTACGAGTTAAACCTGACGGGATTAACCATGACGAACTTGCAAATCGTTTTACTGCAAAGCAAGATATAATAACAACAAGTGGAACAATTAACTTGGATGCATCTTCTTATGCAATATTTGAATTGACTTCTGCACTTACTGGTGCAACAACATTAAACATCCAAAACATCAAGAAAGGACAAGTAATTGATATTCTTGTTACAGGTGCACAAACCATTACATTAGCAGATAGTTTTACTACTTCTACAATTAATCAAGCAGGTACTGGTGTTTATGACGGAGCAGCATCAAATCATATTCAATTAACTTGTGTCGATGACAATGATTCAGATGCAATTTTAATTTATTCGGTTGCAACATACACAAGCGACACAGACCCATCTTAAAAATAATATAAAATGAAAGCAATAAGTATAAACGGTACAATTAAAACATATTTATCAATTCCAAAAACTTGGAATAATACTCTTGGGGTTAATTATATGTCGGACGAAGAATTGAAAGGTCTTGGATTTTATGATGTTGTAACACCAACTACAAAACAATCTGAGCAACTTGGCGACATATATTTTGATGCTGAAAGTGAAGTATTCACATACCCAGTTGAATCAAGAACCTATACAGAAACGGTTGCTGAACTTAAAGAACAAAAAATTGCTGAATTAAAATTATTTTACAATTTAAAACTTGCTGTGACTGATTGGTATATCATAAGAGGTCAAGAGGGTATTGCACCACCACAAAATATAATTGATGAAAGGTCAAATTTAAGAAGCGAATGTGCAACACACGAGGCAAATATAAATTCTAAAACAACAAAATCAAGTTTAATTGATTATACTTTTTAAATATGGGATTTAATA